GAGAAAGCTAAAAAAGTACTAGCAGGGGAGGCGTTAATAGATGGCTAATCTATATGAGCTATCAGAAGCATTTAAAGAGTTGTCTAATCAAGATGAATTAGACCAAACATTATTAAAAGACACATTAGATTCTATCCAAGCAGAAATGAATGTCAAAGTAGATAACATCGTCAATTGGAGACGCGAAACATTAGGTGACATAGATGTCATAGATAAAGAGATTAAGAGACTTCAAAATTTAAAAAAACAAAAACAAAATTTAACTGATCGATTAAGAGATTACTTAAAAGAGATGTTAGAAACACAGGAAGTAGATAGTTACCGCACAGCTACTAATCATATTTACAAGCGTAAAAACGGGGCTAGTAAAAATATTATCGATGAAAAACTTATTCCAAAGGATTATTGGCTATCACAAGCCCCGAAACTTAATTCTAAGCAACTAATCGATGATTTGAAAGCTGGCAAAGATATTCCGGGTGCTGAATTAAAGGTAACGGAAAGTTTGGTGATTAAGTGATGAGTGAGGAACAAGACATTTTACAAGAACTAGGTATTGAAGAAATTAACGAAGATACTCAGAACTATTATTCAATTATGGTATATGGCAAATCAGGAACCGGAAAGACGACTTTAGCCACTAGAGAAAACAACGCTTTTATTATTGATATTCACGAAGATGGCACTCAAGTAACGCGGCAAGGTTTTGTGAAGAGGGTCGACAATTACATTGCTTTTAGAAACACAATTGCGAGTATTGAATCGATTGTAAATACAGCTAGACAAAGAGGAAAGTTACTTGATGTGGTTGTAATTGAAACAGCACAAAAGTTAAGAGATATAACGCTGACTCATGTGATGAACACGCACCAAGTCAAAAAAGCAAGAATTCAAGATTATGGGGAAACATCTAAATTAATTGTTAACTCGATTAGGCACCTATTAAAGGTTAAAGATAAGCTCGGATTTCACGTTGTGCTTACAGGACATGAAGGGCTTAACTCAGAAGATAAAGATGAGAACGGAAAAATTATTAACCCTAGAATATCAATTGAAGTACAACCGGCAATACACAACAACTTAGTAACTCAGTTCGACATTATAGGACACACATTTATAGAAGATCATACAGATGAGAACGGAAATGCGACACACAATTATGTGTTTTCTGTAGAACCTTCTAATTTATATACAACTAAAGTTAGGCATAATCCGCAAATAACAATCAATAATCCAGGTATTAAAAATGCTTCAATTTCAAAAATTATAGATATGGCACAAAACGGAAACTAATAAAAAACTAAAAAGGACGGTATTTAATTATGAAAATCACAGGACAAGCGCAATTTACTAAAGAAACAAATCAAGAAAAGTTTTATAACGGCTCAGCAGGGTTTCAAGCTGGAGAATTCACAGTGAAAGTTAAAAATATTGAATTCAATGATAGAGAAAATAGATATTTCACAATCGTATTTGAAAATGATGAAGGCAAACAATATAAACATAATCAATTTGTACCGCCGTATAAATATGATTTCCAAGAAAAACAATTGATTGAATTAGTTACTCGATTAGGTATTAAGTTAAATCTTCCTAGCTTAGATTTTGATACCAATGATCTTATTGGTAAGTTTTGTCACTTGGTATTGAAATGGAAATTCAATGAAGATGAAGGTAAGTATTTTACGGATTTTTCATTTATTAAACCTTACAAAAAGGGCGATGATGTTGTTAACAAACCTATTCCGAAGACAGATAAGCAAAAAGCTGAAGAAAATAACGGGGCACAACAACAAACATCAATGTCTCAACAAAGCAATCCATTTGAAAGCAGTGGCCAATTTGGATATGACGACCAAGATTTAGCGTTTTAAGGTGTGGTTTAAATACAATACATTACAAGATACCAGAAAGATAATGACGGCACTTATTCCGTCGTTGCTACTGGTGTTGAACTTGAACAAAGTCACATTGACTTGCTAGAAAACGGATATCCACTAAAAGCAGAAGTAGAGGTTCCGGACAATAAAAAGTTATCTATAGAACAACGCAAAAAAATATTCGCAATGTGTAGAGATATAGAACTTCACTGGGGCGAACCAGTGGAATCAACTAGAAAATTATTACAAACAGAATTGGAAATTATGAAAGGTTATGAAGAAATCAGTCTGCGTGACTGTTCAATGAAAGTTGCAAGGGAGTTAATAGAACTGATTATAGCGTTTATGTTTCATCATCAAATACCTATGAGTGTAGAAACGAGTAAGTTGTTAAGCGAAGATAAAGCGTTATTATATTGGGCTACAATCAACCGCAACTGTGTAATTTGCGGAAAGCCTCACGCAGACCTAGCACATTATGAAACAGTCGGCAGAGGCATGAACAGAAACAAGATGAATCACTATGACAAACATGTATTAGCGCTATGTCGCGAACATCACAACGAGCAACATGCGATTGGCGTTAAGTCGTTTGATGATAAATATCACTTGCATGACTCGTGGATAAAAGTTGATGAGAGGCTCAATAAAATGTTGAAAGGAGAGAAAAAGGAATGAATAGACTAAGAATAATAAAAATAGCACTCCTAATCGTCATCTTGGCGGAAGAGATTAGAAATGCTATGCATGCTGTAAAAGTGGAGAAAATTTTAAAATCTCCGTTTAGTTAATACAGGTTTTTACAAAAGCTTTACCATAGGCGGACAAACTAATTGAGCCTTTTTTGATGTCTATTACCCAGGGGCTGTAATGTAACTTTAATACTTCAAATTCAATGCCAGAAAGTTTACTTATTGTTTCTAGGTTGTGTCCTGACTTTAACATTCTTTTAACAAATTCTAATCCCGAAACAAATCTTTGTTTTTCTATAATCTTATTAAAGTGATTTAAAAACTGAGGAGCATAAAACTTATTATAAATTCCTTTTTTTGTTAAGTAAGACATGTCAAAAGTTTCATTTAAAACCCCTAACCTTACTAGGTTATTAATTGAAATTTCGGTTGATTCTATATCTAACGGAGAGTCTTTTATTAACGTGTCCGATATATTCATACCGTCATTCTTTGGGTTTAAAACCGCTCTATATTTAACGGCAGGATGTACTTCGTGATTCTTTAAATGTTTTAAAAGAATAGCATCATTTGGGGATAATTGTTTAATTATTTCAACAAATGAATGGTGGGTTAATGAGTTTTTTCTGTCATCCATAGATGATGCTATTAGTTTTGCGAACATATTACTTAAAGTTTTTTCACTAATGTAAAACTTTGAAGCTTCTAGAGCAGGACCTAGAAGAGAAAATTGTGGTTCTTGTAAATTATTTTCAGGTACAGAAGATATTTCTTTTTTAAATTGTTCTTTGAATTTTTCAAATTCTACTTCTCTTTGATAAATAACTTTATCCACATAAAGGTGGAATTTCCCAAAGACAAGTTCCCAAGTTTTAGAGAATGTTTCTACAGGCCCTTTTGATGCGCCTTCAATAATTTTATCAATACCTTTACCTAAAATAGGATCCATAATTATTCACCCCCAATCTAACGCAATAGCGATAATAAAATTATACCAGAAAGGAGATAACGAAATGGCAACATTTAGAACGATAAAAGAAAGTGGCGATTTTGTAACTGTGCATAAATCTTTTGTGTTCGATAGTAATTTAAGTGCTAAAGCTAAAGGGATATTATTGTATTTCCTAAGTCGTCCTGACAATTGGCAAATATACACGTCAGAAGTAGTTAAACATATGAATGATGGACAAAAATCAATCAATAGTGGCGTTCAAGAACTTATGGATAATAAATATGTTCACAGAATACAAAAAAGAGCTGAAAACGGTGTGTTTAAAGGTTTTGAATACTTAGTTTACGAAAAACCAACCGAAATGCCATTTTCGGAAAACGGATTATCGGCAAACGGGTTTTCGGAAAACGGAAAAACGGAAAACCGAAAAGGGCGTACTACTAATAATAATAGTACTAATAATGATTTAACTAATAATAACAATACTAATAATGATGGAAGTATATTGTCGGGCAACCCGACTGTGTATTCCATTCCCTATAAAGAAATTATCGAATACTTAAACAAAAAAACAGGAAAGCATTTTAAACACAATACAGCTAAATCAAAAGATTTTATTAAAGCAAGATGGAATCAAGATTTTAGGTTGGAGGATTTTAAAAAGGTGATTGATATCAAAACAGCTGAGTGGCTAAACACGGATAGCGATAAATACCTTAGACCAGAAACACTTTTTGGCAATAAATTTGAGGGGTACCTCAATCAAAAAGCGCAACCAACTGGCATAGATCAATTGGAACGCATGAAGTACGACGAAAGTTATTGGGATTAGGGGGATATTATGAAACCACTATTCAGCGAAAAGATAAACGAAAGCTTGAAAAAATATCAACCTACTCATGTCGAAAAAGGATTGAAATGTGAGAGATGTGGAAGTGAATATGACTTATATAAGTTTGCTCCTACTAAAAAACACCCGAATGGTTACGAGTATAAAGACGGTTGCAAATGTGAAATCTATGAGGAATATAAGCGAAACAAGCAACGGAAGATAAACAACATATTCAATCAATCAAACGTTAATCCGTCTTTAAGAGATGCAACAGTCAAAAACTACAAGCCACAAAATGAAAAACAAGTACAAGCTAAGCAAACAGCAATAGAGTACGTACAAAGCTTCTCTACAAAAGAACCAAAATCATTAATATTGCAAGGTTCATATGGAACTGGTAAAAGCCACCTAGCATACGCTATCGCAAAAGCAGTTAAAGCTAAAGGGCATACAGTTGCTTTTATGCATATACCAATGTTGATGGATCGTATCAAAGCGACATACAACAAAAATGCAGTAGAGACTACAGACGAACTAGTCAAATTACTTAGTGAGATTGATTTACTTGTACTAGATGATATGGGTGTAGAAAACACAGAACACACTATAAATAAACTTTTCAGCATTGTTGATAACAGAGTAGGTAAAAACAACATCTTTACAACTAACTTTAGTGATAAAGAACTAAATCAAAATATGAACTGGCAACGTATAAATTCGAGAATGAAAAAAAGAGCAAGAAAAGTAAGAGTAATCGGAGACGATTTCAGGGAGCGAGATGCGTGGTAATCACAAAACAAAATATAAAAGAAATATTACATTGTAGAGATGTATATGCTCAAAAGATGATTGATTTTGCAAACGGAGACCAAGAGAAACTTAAAAAACTTATTGATGATAAGTTGAAAGAAAAAGAAGAAAGACCCGCAATCGTCGAATATTAAGGAGTGTTAAAAATGCCGAAAGAAAAATATTACTTATACCGAGAAGATGGCACGGAAGATATTAAGGTCATCAAACATGAAGATAACGAGAATGAAGTTTATTCGCTCACAGGAGCCCATTTCAGCGACGAAAAGAAAATTATGACTGATAGTGACCTAAAACG